CAATCTCGCTAACAGGCTCATTAAGGTCGTTAGCGACTGTTTGAATATCACTAATGTTGGTAGCAACCGTTGTGACGTTTCCAGAGATCCCAGCAACAGTTGTAACGTTGGCACTGATACCAGCAACGGTGGTTACGTTCCCAGAAATGCTTGCAACAGTCGTGACCTCAGTTGCTTTAGGGGTCAGACGGTGGAAGACATAGGTGTGAAGCGTGGTGGTCGTTTCAACCAACAAACCGTAGCCAGAAGGCAGAACAGTTGAACCACACCCAGTAATCGTTACGGTGTTACTGCCTGCACCGTTAGCAATCGTTACAGTACCGCTAGAGGGGGTACGAGTCGTAACAATTTCTTTAACACTAATAATTGTCCCAGCGCCGTCTGGGTTATTAATGTCAGGGTTGTTGACCGGAAAACTGGTCTCGTTAGCAATAGGAACAAAGCCACCAACATCATCTACAAGGTCAATGATGCGAGCGTCGATGGCAGCAGTCGTGGCAATAAAGCTATCGCTGCTACTCCACGGCATACCGCTGTCAATGGTCTCAGCACTGTCTTGACGAAAGTACCGACGATCAGTAGCAGAGGTGGTAAAGAAGCTAGTGTCGTTGACCGTTACCGAGGGAACCTCAGAGTTAACAACAACAGTCGCTGCAGTCAGCTTTGAAGAATCAATGGTGTCAGCGCTGATCTTGCTGCCATCAATACCGCTAGCAACCTTTGCGTTGGTTACAGCTCCGTTAGCCAGTTTGTCAGTGGTTACGTTGCTATCTGCAATCTTGGCAGTCGTAACGTTTGAGTCTGCAATCTTTGCAGTGGTTACGTTGCTGTCAAGGATCTTGGCAGTGGTTACGTTACCGTCAGCAATCTTGGCTGTAGTAACAGCAGAGTCAACCAGCTTGGCAGTGGAGATACTGGCGTTAGTAACACCAATCGTGATTTGACCGCTTGCAGGGCTGTTGTCGGTAATGGTGAGAGAGTCACCAGCAACAACATCAGTGGTTAGAGCAGTATCAATCTTGCTGTCGATACGACCATCAATAGCCCCTGTAGTGGCAGCGTGGGCGTTATCAGCCGTCCAAGGCTCAGCAGAACCAATAAAACCACCAAGGACTTGAAGGTCACCAGTACCAGTGGTCAGAGCTGCGTAAGTATCACTAAATTCTTGAAGACCAAAACGAATCTGGTTATCAGCGTTGTTAAGGTCTTGAGCAGTTAGTGTTGAACCTGCGGTATAAACCACAGTTGCATCACTAATGTCTGTAATTCGACTGATGCTAACCGTTGCGTTACTAACAGCAACACCCAGAACAATTGCAGTACCAGCGCTGTTAAAGGTGTAATCAGTACCTTGAGTTTTAAGGGTGCCGTTAACAGTTACAGCAATATCAGCTTGACGAAGATACGGAATTGGATCTCCGCTGCTGTTAGTTAGAGCAAACGTTGTACCAGAAGCACTGGTGTAAGTAACTGATGCGTAAGCCATTACTGAGCACCTCCGGTCAGACGATTTTGAAGGACAAGCTGTTTCATTTCTGCAGGAGCTTTGTAGCGTTGACCGGGAAGATCACCCATTAAGAATTGCTCCTTAGCAATACTAATTAGTTTATCAACCTCGTTCTTAAGAATTACTCGCCGCATATTGTCTTCACGACCCCAATTAGGATCCTGAACAAGGCCCATAGAACCCATACGGAACGGAGAGTCAACAGAAGGGTACTGTTTGTACTGCTTGCTGTTTACGAGGTCTTTGAGATAAGCGTGAGCACCTTTGTACTGTTTGTTAAACACAGGGTCGTAGTACTCAAACTCAGAGTTCAAGAAGTGGTTGAAGTCGTTAAGAACAGCTTCATTGATGCCAACCCCATCAGCACTAAACAGGGTCTTACGAGGAGGCGAAATAAGGTTTACTACCATCTCGTTAGCCACAGGGTCTTCTCCAAGCTTGTCAGGGAACAGCCAGTAGCGTCCAAGGACAGCCTGAACGGGATACCACTTACCAGCGTGATTGGCGTTAATGGTGGTTCCAGGCTTGCCATACCAGAGGGCCTTACGAGACGCTGTACGGAACTCAGGCTCGTTACGGATAACAGACACCAAAGCATCAGCAATGACGCCTACAGGGCTGTACTCAGAGGCAATACCAAAACTTCCAAATGAGGAATCCAGGATGCTGTTGCCAATGTCAGACATCGTGATTCCTTTTTCACCAAGCTTTCCAGTTGAGTAGAAACCTTTACCAGCAAAGCGAGTAACAGGACTTGCAGGTTTACGAGGATCAAAGCCTTGAATAACAACCTTTCTAAGGTTGAGGTAAGGATCGCTAACCTTAGCCACAGAGTCTGCAATCAGCTTTTGCATCCGAGATACATCACCAGTACCTGCTGCAGTAAGAGCCTTGATTACTCGATCAAAACCAGCAATGGCGGGGGTTTCCAGAATGGTGTTTGCAAGAGAAGCAATAGCAAGAGCAAAAGCACCAGAAGTATCTCGGCCAGGAGAAAATTCTTGAAGATCTCGGATACTGGCGTGGAAAGCAAGGGTGTTGCCAATACTAGGAAGGTAACGATAAGGAAGCATCATGCCGCCAATTTTCCAGGTATAAGGATCACGAGCACCCTCTGTTTCTCGGTAAGTATTTTCAAGACCTCCAGTTAAGTCTTGGTTACCATCTCTAACCAAAAAGAAAGCAAGGGCATTGATTCCAAGAGCCATAGCCAAAGCTCCTTGAGCACGGTTACGGACTTTTGGATCAGAGCTTACATACTTGCTTTCAAAATCAATAATGTCTTGACGGGTTTTAGCAGGAAGACGATTTGCAATGCTTTCAGGCAGTGCTTTCATGCCGGTAGAAAGACCAGCCCTAAAAGCATCAAGACCGGCTTGACCTACTTCACCGCCGTAAGAAATCATTACAGCACGCTTAATTCCGTTAATAGGAGAAGTAAGGAACGGGAAAATGTCACGACCAAAAGCAGCAAGAACAGGGTGCTTGCTATTACGCAAAGCGTTTACAGCATCAGCAGTGTTAGCCAAGGGACCAGTCAACTCTTCAGTAAGGTTGATCGCACGAGTCAGCTGAAGGATTTGGTTATCAAGAACTGAGTAACCAATTGTTTGTTGATCAAAACCAACCTTGACTGGTTTGTACATATCAGACGTTTCTTTGTTCAAACGCCTTGCAATTTCTTCAGCTCGATCTGCAAAATCAATTACACCAGCAGAAATTTGTTCATCAACTTCCTTATTCACAACAGCCCTGACGTGAGCGTTGGCAAAGAGAGCGGTAGTAAACTCATCAGCCGCTGCAGAAAGCTGCATAGGCAAAGTGAGGTTTACATTTTCACCACCTGGGTAATAACTCTTCTTACCAAGACCCATACCGCGAAGGGCAGTGGTTGTGCCACCCATGACGTACTTACCAAACCAGCTCCGCTTTTCCCAAGCCTCAGCAGGCATGAAGTAATCGTGGAACGCTTTGAGAAACACTCGGCTTCCGTTGATGGTGTCAAACAGTTTGTCGTCCTTTTCACCACGTTCCATGACGTAGTTAACAAAAGGAATCCTTACTTGCTTTTGAGCAAGGTCTTGAGCGATGGCTTCTTCACGACGCAAACCTCCAGCCCTCTGGATTTCGTAAGCGCTGTCAGCGGCCTGTGCAGGGTCTGAGATGGCCTTGCCGTACACAAAGCGATTGAGAGTGGCTTCAAGGGCTTCTCCAAGTGCAAAGCGAGTTTGAAGAATAGTGTCAGCAGAAATACGAGCCTCTTCAAGAGATTCTTTAGCGTATTCAGTTCTACCAAGCCACTTAGCTCTAGCTGCGTCAATAACACCAGAAACTGATTGAAAACCTAACTGTATGTAAGTTTCAGGAACACCCTGAATAGGAATTGAAGAAATAGTTGCAGGGTTAGACAGCGGAGAACCAATCTGCAACCGAGCCAAAACTGCATCAGCAGTAACTTCAAGATCTTTCAGCTTGCTGATGTCACCTTGAGACTCATAAATCTTCTCAACAAGACTTTCAAGACCAGCAAGGTCGTCATCAGTTAGATCTTCGTCGTCACTGATCTTTTTGAATAGATCACCGTAGTGCTCTTCAAGTTCTGCTTTAGCTGCTTTGGTTTTGTCAGCAAGAACATCAGCAAAGTTCTGGTTGTCACCAAAGGTGGCTAGTTCTTGGTTAAAGCGACTGAACAGTACCTTGGGGTCTCCAGCAGCAAACTGAAGACGGTTACGACGGTCAAACAACCGAAGAGCGTTACCAACGCCATACATCATCTCGTTAAGAGCTTTGGCGTTAGCGACAAAGACCTGAAAATTAGTCTTGAAGTTATCCAAAGCAGTGACACGATCAAGACCAGGAATATCTTCATCGTTCATGATCTTCCTGAGATCCCGAGCAGCAGCCAAAGCAGCAGAGGCGTTGGAGTCCAGGGTTGCAGTAGGAACCATGATCTTGTTCAGGTTCTTCTGAATGTCCTTACCAACCTGCTCAGCGCTAATAAACTCAGCCAGTTGATTGAGCCTGGAGTCACCACCCATAAACTCAGCAAGCTTACGAATGGCTAGACCGTATTGCTGAGGAAGGATTGCGTCACGATCAAAGGTCTCAAACAGCGCTTTAACAGCAGCAGCGTTGTCAAAGCTACCGGTGTATTTAGTAGCGCTGGTGTTGTAAATTTGGAACGCTTTATCAGCAATGTCCTCGTCACCAGTCTTGTCAATCAGACGCTTTTGTTCCTTGAGAGCGTCTTCATAACCTTTGGTAAAGTCCTTGAGGTTTTCAAAAGTCTCACTAGGATCCTGGTTGATCTCAAGGTCCCTGTTAACTTCACGAATTATTTCACGAGGGTTAACAGCGATGTCATCACCAGGGACACTTTCACTCAGAGCACGATTAGCTCCAATGGTGTCAGTGTCGACAACAATCTCACCGTCATCAGTTTTGGTTACAGGAACCTGATTAACGACAGGAGCATCTGGCTTAGGAATGACCAACGAAGCAGGAGGTTTAATGGCCTCCTCAAGATCAGGAGTAATACCCTGAGCCATAGTCTGCTGAAGGTCCTCAGGAATCTCAGGCACAACAGGAGCTAGACCACCGTTATCGATGACTTTGTTGTGAATCTCATCAACACGGTTAATAAAGGTATTGATGAACTGAGGGTTGAGGTTACCGCTAGCAACAGCAGCCTCACCAGCGTTCAGGAGATCCTTGAGCTCCCCGTAAGCCTGACCAAAAGCATCTTTTAGGGTGTAGTCAGTATCAATTTCATCCAGACGGTTTTCACGGAACAGCAAAGCGTTGTAGCTTTCCAAATAACCAATACGCTCATCGTTCAGCTTGTCGAGAGTATCAACAAGAATCCGAGCGTCGTTAAGGGAGTTGGTAAAAGCAATAGAAGAGGTTTGACCCTCAACAACCTTTTGTTCTAGCTGAGCAATCTTTGCAGTCCGCTCAAGGTCAAGGTTGTCAAACTCTTGCAGTTGCGTTTGCAGGATCCGAAGGCGATCAAGACGTTCAGCAGCTTGAGCAGCCATACGAACCTTGGTGCTGTTCTTGCTCGCTTTTTTACCAACACCAGTGGACTTGTTGATCCACTCAGGATCCTTAGCGATAGCGTCCTCGTAGGCCATCAGACGGGCCTCTAGGTTGGCTTGTTTTGCAGCAACTTGCTCAGGGGTTTTTACACCCAAAACGCTTCTGAGAGAGTCGATCTCAGCTGCAACACTTGCTCGTTCAGGTCCCACAGGAGGAACAGCTTCAAGCTCTTGACGCAGCCGCTGGAAGTCAGGAATCAGCTCTTGTTGGCGCTGCAGGAACGACTCAGCACCAGCACGGGCACCAAAAGCAATTTGAGCTACGTTCTCGTCGATCTTCTTGTACAGCTCAGACGTAACAGCTCCCAGACGGTCCTGGATGACCTCGTTAGCCTTTTTAACGCCCTCAGCCTCTACCTCCTGACGGATCAGCGGGAGAGCCTCCTGAGTGGCCTCCTCCATGGCTTGTTGAGCAGGGATACCACTGGTGGCTTTGCTAAGGAAGCGGTTACCTAGATAAAGAACGCCACGAATACCGGTTACCGTACCTACGCCAAAGGAAGCTTCCTTAAGCAAACCAAGGGCGTAGTTGAACTTGTCAGGATTCTCAGCACGAAGCACCTCAGCAGCACGAATGCGCTCTTCAGGGGTTCGAAGGTTCTGGATCTCATCCAACTCTTTTTGCATCGCAGCAGGAGGTTGAGGCATGAAGAACATTGCACTTTGAATGCTTTCAGGCAGAACGTCTTTGATTAGGTAAGACGCCATAACCTGAGCACCCTTAGCCAGGTCTTTGTTCTTCCAAACATCAGAAAATTTTTCAGCTGTCTGAATTGTTTGCCCTATCAAACTTGGAGCTTTGGTCAGTTTGTTGACGCCAAGGTCAAAACCAATAGCAGCACCAATTTGAGAAACAAGACGACCGCCAGCAGTTTTAGGTTTGATGTTTTGCTTAACAAACTCGCTGTCGTCACTAAACGCAGGACCGATGATCGGAGTCTTGGGTTTGATGCCGTAGCTAAAGCCTTGAGGATCCCGGCCAGTCTTCTGAAGGGCTTCAATGGCTGCTTGAGCGTTCTTAGAGCGCTGCTCAACCAAAGCTTTGTCGGTTTCTCCCATAGCCCCTACAGAGCCACCACCGGCTAGAGCAGCACCAAGGTCAACACCCTGCGTTACAGCCCCGATCTGCTCCATCGCAGCAATAGGAGCGTTAACGATTTGACGGGGAATATCTTGAACAATCCGACGAGTCTCGTCACCAATAGTTTGCTGGGTGCCAGGGATCTTTGCCTTTGCAGCACCTTTAACAGCCATAAACGGCTGCACAAGGGGTGCCAGGGGACCAGCAAGGAACTGAGTAGCTGCAGCAGTGCCAGCACGCTTCAAGGCACCACCAGCTTGGTCTTGGATGAACCTACCTAGATCAAAACCACGCTGAGGCTGTCGCTGAGGTTTTGCTTGAGCTTGAGGTTTTGCAGTCGGTTTGGGGGTAGTTCCACCCATTTGAGGGGTAGCTCCTTGTCCCCACTCTTGCTGGTACCGCTGCTGGGCCTCATTAGGGTCCTGAATGAAAACGCTTTGACCGTTACGAGTGGGAATATAAGGCATTTGAAGGAAGAGCAACTAAGGGCGCTTCCTCCAAAATAATGGATACAACTAGAAATTGTTATTGGCTAGAACGAAACAGAGGGGAATAGGCCTTTCTAATAAAGTTATATTGAGTTTCTTGTCCGTACTGAAACTGCTGAGTAGCCCCACCAGGACGGTAAAGCTGGATGTGAACGTGACCAGGATCGCCAGCACCAGTACCTGAATAACCAGGACGGCTGTCATGGCGACTACTATCACCGCTTTTGCCAATAGGCATACCACGACGGATACGCTGACCAGGCTGGTAATAAACAGCAGCTAGGTGTGAAAGACGTACTAGATCATTTTTGTTATAACCAGGACCATCGGAATCAGCTTTAATGATTACGCTGTTACCAAATCCGCCGCGCTCGTAGCCAGAGCTAACAATAGTTCCGCTAAACGGAGCAGGAACAGGGTTAGAGATTTGACCGTTTTGACGCTGAATAGTGACATCAATAGCGTTGTTACCAGAACCACCAGGACGTTTTGAATGACTGTGATTACGATCAGTGATGATAAGGCTGGCATCTACAGGCTTTGTACCGCCACCACCAGCAGCTACACGAATGGCTCCTTGGATCTTTAAAGCGTTCTCACGGAACACAGGAGGAGTAGTGCCGTCAAAAAAACGATCAGCTTGCTTTTGCAGAATTTCAGCAGCAGTAATTTTGTTACCAAAACCACGCTGAACGTTTGCAAGACTTCTGCGGGTTGAGGTGCTCAGACGAGACAGATCACCAGTAGAAAGAGCAGCGTTGATCTCACCCAGTTCAGCTTGATTAAACACAAAGCGCTCACTGAGGTACTGACGAGCAGCTTTGGGATTGTTACGGAACACAGGAGCCGCTACAGCAGCCCAGGAAGCCCTGTTGTCAGAGTCGTTGATGTTGATGACCCATTGACCTTGAGCGTTCTTTGTAGAGGCACCCAGAGAGGGACCACGGGTGTTCCTTACACCAAGCTTTCCGGTTTCAGTGACGTTGTAATACTGATCAACATCGTTGTACTCAGGACGCTGGAAGAAGTAGCTCTTAGCCCTTTCCAGGATCCCAAGCTGCACTGCAGGGTCGTTGACGTTCTCACCACGAGCAGCAGCTTTGTTCAGCTCAGAACGGATGTAAGTAGAACCTTCTGCCTTCAAACGAGTCTTGGCTTCAATGATGGCTTGGTTGAGGTAGTTCTTCTTTTGCTTAGGAATCTCACCTTTTTCAGACGCCATAGCTTTGATGGCTGGATCCTGCATAAAGGAGCCTTTGAGGCCTTCAAGCAATCCTTTAAGAATCGACCCCTGAGCCTCCTTATAACCAGCACTGCTCTGAGTAATAGCAGCGTTACCAAACATCGTGACAAGCTTGCCAAAAACAGATGTTCCCTCAGCACGAGCACGAAGCTCAGCAGGCATCTGAGTTTTACCAGTGTTGATCAGTTCTTTAGCTTCAAGCTCAAGCAACGCTGATTGCTCAGGGCTGATGTCTTTGTTTTGGAATGGGTAAGCCTTATCAACAACTTCATCAGCATCAGCAACCGACATACCCTCAGGCAGAAGACCTTGAGCAGCTAGCTGACGGTTACGAGCTTTGAGAGCTTGGCGTTGAGCAACAATTTGATCGTCAGTGGGGTTACCAAAACGGCTGTAGAACCCTTGAGATTCGTTAGCCAGGTCTCTACGCCAGTTACGCTGAGTACGAGTAATAGTGCGCTCTTCAGATGCAGCAAAGCTTTCACTGCGCTTAACAGCTTGAACAGCACCAACCTCAAGGACTTCTCTAAATGTTTGTCCTTTGTCGTTTCTTAGATCAAGAACGTTTTGACCATCTTTGGTTTTAATGCCATCAAAAGAAGAAACAATATTGCGATAACCGTAAGCCTCGCCAATATCGTTGTATTTATCACCGTCTACATCAATAAACAGACGACCACCTTCCCTAAACAGCAGCTCGTGAAATTCTTTCTCTGAATACCCACGAACATCTACAAAGTAAGCACGGGCATCGTCGTAACCCTGCTGAACACCTTTCTGTCCCAGCACAGTACCTTCTTGAGCCCCGAGAGAGGCTTTCATAAACTGAGCACCAACCTTGAGACCGCCGTAAAATTTCTGGATGGTAGTGTTTTGGTCAGTGCTTACAGTGCGCTCATAGCTCTTATTAACAACGTCTTTCTTAAGGTCAAACAGTGTTGCGCTGACCAAAGGATCAATCTTGGCAGCCCTAAAGGCCTCAGGCAGGTCTGCATAGGGTTGCATCAGCTCTTGAGCCTTAGCAGCCATTGCAGCAGCTCTCTGGTCTACAGGAAGCTCAGCAAGACGCTCTGCAGACTTTTTACCCCAAGAGGCAAGACCAATAGCGACTTCCTTACCAGCGTTAGTAGCTTTGCTGTCGTAATAAAAGTAGTTAACCCAGGGGTTGCTTAGTTGGTTTTGGCGAGCCAGATCGTCGTCACCTTTAGCCTTGAGTTGTTTGGTCTCTGCAGCGTTTTCAAGGGAGTCCCGATAAGCAGTAGCTTCAGAAGCAAGGATACGTTCTGCTTGTTGTTTCTTCTCTGCTTTGTAATTTTCAAACAGCATCTCAGAGGTAGTTTGAAATACCCCTTCTTTACCGAGAAAATCTTGGATGCTTTTAATAGCCTCTTCGGCTTGGTAATTCTTCTGGAACGTAGCTCCATACATCAACTGACCACCAAGCTGCTGAGGGGTATCCCTAGGAGCAGCAGGTTCTGGCAGAGCAGCAGGACGCTCAGGGTTTGCTACCAGATCACGAATCTGGCGCTGAGGGGAGATTCCAAAGCTGCTTGTCATTGAGATTCCTCAGTGGTAGGTGCAGGTGTAATAGCTGGTTTAGCTCCAGAATAAGAGGAGGCAGGAGCAACAGGCTTAGGAGCAGGAGGCTGCATAGCCTTGTAGTTCATAAAAGCGTTTAGGCCAATATTGCCAATGTTGAACGCCAAAGCAGAAGCACTGGGACCCATAGCAGGCGTAGGCTCTACCGATTCAATAGGCAAAGGAGCCAAAGGTTTAACAGGATCAGCAACAGGACGAGGGGTGTAGAACTGAACCTGATTGACAGCGTTTTCTCGTGCCACGTTCAGGGCTTCACCAGCTCGTGTTTTATCAGCAATTCGGAAATTACGAGTAATTTGACGGTTGCTGAGGTTAGCCAAGTATTGCTGTTGATACTGGTTTTGCAGCCTTTCAACAGAACGACCAACTTGACCGCTAGAAACCTTTTTGGCTGAGGCAGCAATTGACTGAGCACGGATGTTCTCCATCTCAATCGTTTCTTTAGCCTCTTCCTCGTAAAACCGTCCTTCAAGGTCAGCAAGCTGCCGCTCAAAGTTTTTGGTAGCTGAAGTGGATACAGCACCTTTAAACGTTGCTTGCTGCTCAGCTAACTGCTGCTCATACTGTCGAACCTTTTCAACGTAGTCAGACTCTCGATACCAAGAGTTCAACTGATACTCGTAGTTACGGTAGTTCTCTCGGCTTTGAGAGGCATAACGAGTCCAGTATTCAGTTTGAGCTGCAGCGTTGTAACGATCAGTTTCTGTTTGCTTTAGTTGGTAATCAAAAAGAGCTGCAGTAGTACCCATACCAAACTGGGCAATACTGAGGATTGAAGGCAGATCAAAGATCCCAGAGCCCTGTTTAGAAGCCATTAACCGTACTTCCTCGCTACATCAAAGTACAGACCAGTCCATTCAAGAGCTATGAACTTAGCCTGGTCAATGCTGTCGTTCACTAGCTCCACTGTAACTTGGTCATTCTTGCTTTGGATATAAGCCCTAAACTTGGCTTCCTCAAACGGCTCTTCCTCGCTAATAACGATGTTTCCGTTTAGAGGGTCCCTACGGTCAAACTCATAGGTAATCGTATCCCTGTGCTTAGGACTCACTTCAACAGTGAAGTACCTTGCATCGTTGTAATAAATATCCAAGTATCGCAGTTGAAGACGACCAGTACGATTACCAATAAAAGTGTTCTCGGTTGCTGTTCTGCTATACGGCATAAGTTGAGGCGGTTGGTAAGTAAACGTAAATTGCTCACCAAAGACCCAAGAGCTACTTGAAAAATCACCAATGCTGTCGCAAACAAAACTGGTAACACCTGCAGGAACGTTGTTAGCCACGATCCAACGTTTTTCAGATTCCGAACCACTTGCACTGTTTTGTTTAATAATTACAAACTGACTGGTGTTAACAGTCCTG